TGACGTAGAGACGGATATGGATTTTGGTTCGGATGATGACATGGAAATGGATTTTGACATGGAAATGGATTCTGATGAAATGCCAATTGACTTAACCAACGCTTCTGATGAAGAAATTCTAAAAGTCTTCAAAGCTATGGGAGAAAATGATGGTATTATCGTAAAAAAAGACGGTGATGATGTTCATTTAACTGATAGTGATGCTGATGTTGAATATCTTGTAAAACTTGGAGAATCTGAGGAAGACATGATGGAAGAAGAAGATGACGACATGATGGAAGAATACGACGACATGATGGAAGAAGACGATGAAACGACTAATGATGTTATCGACGCTATTTTTAGTGGTGATATGTCAGGTATCGACGAAGAGGAAGAAGACATGGACGAAGTTGTTTACGAAATCGAAATGGACGAAGAAGATATGGACGAAGTTGTTTACGAAATCGAAATGGACGAAGAAGACATGGATGACGAAGACATGGAAGAAGAAGACATGGATGACGAAGACATGGAAGACATGACTAATGAAACCTACAAACCTAAAGGTGTTGGAATTGGTAAAGGTCCTAAATTCTCTTACAAAGACAAAGCTGCAGGAGGATTTAAAGAAGACAAAAAACAAGGTCCTAGAACAATGGGAACTGGAAAAGCTAAATTCGAATACAAGAAAGGTGCAAACATGGAAGGTAAATCCAAAGTTGTTAAATCTGAAACCAAAGAGGGCGATTACGGAATGAATAAAGGTGATAAGTCCAAAACAATGAAAGGTAAAGAAGATTACACAACTAAAAAAGGAGACACTCTTAAAAGAAAGGCTTTCGAGAAAGAAGAAACTAAGGAAGCTGCAAGAACTTACGGAATGGGTTCTAAAGAAGGTAGAGGATTAAGAAAAGGCATCACTCCAAACAGAAACTATACTTATGGTAAAAATGGTGTTAAAACTGAATCTACTCAAGAAGAAGTTAGTATGTTGAGACAAAAGAATGATGAGTATAGAAAGGCATTAAATGTTTTCAGAGAAAAACTTAATGAAGTTGCTATATTCAATTCAAACTTGGCTTACGCAACTAGATTGTTCACTGAACATTCAACTACTAAAAAAGAAAAAATAAATATCCTTAGAAGATTTGACGATGTTGAGACTTTAAAAGAATCTAAAAATCTTTATAAGTCAATCAAAGATGAGTTAGCTAAGGTAGACACAAAATCAATCAACGAATCAGTAGGCGCTAAATTAAATAAATCAGTATCTACAGGTTCATCAACTACTCTAATTGAAACTAAAACCTATGAGAATCCACAACTATTAAGAATGAAGGATTTGATTAGTAAGTTGGGGTAATAATAAAAATAAATCTAAAACAAAACAAATACTAAAATGGGAGCATTATTAGAATCAGGTCTTGTTGGTAACATCGGGTTAAAACACCTTAAAGTTATTAAAGAAGACACAATCAACAAATGGGACAAATTAGGATTCTTAGAGGGTCTTAAAGGTCACATGAGAGAAAACGTAGCACAATTATACGAAAACCAAGCATCGTTCTTAATTAACGAAGCATCATCTACATCTGACACAGGTGCATTCGAAACAGTGGTTTTCCCAATCGTTAGACGTGTATTCTCTAAATTATTAGCAAACGATATCGTTTCAGTACAAGCAATGAACTTACCAATCGGTAAATTATTCTACTTCGTACCTAACATTCAGTCTTATGAAACTGAAACATCAACAACAGGTATCCACTACGCACCGTATGGTTCACCAAACGCGGCTGCTGACCAAACACCTAACAGTGGTTACGACTACAACAACACTAAAGACCTTTACGATAGATTCTACGAAGGTAACGAACCAGCATTAGACCCACCAGGTTTATTTGACTATTCTAAAGGACAATATTCTGCAATTACAGCTAGCGTTGCTACTGTTGCTTGGGATGGAGATTCATTAGTTGTGACAGGTTATGGTGCAACTGACTACAGAAAAGTGTTAATCGTTATGTCAGGTTTCGCATCTGATGGAGCAGGTAAATTGATTGGTCCTGATGGTCAACCGATGGATAACGAATCTTTCTTATCGGATTTAACAATTAAAGGTGTAAGTGGTAACGTTTACACTTCAGCTAACACAACTAATCCTTATTTATTCAGAGTTGTAACTCAAAAATATGGTAAAGGTATTGTTCAGTATGGTGATAACAATTCAACGGCTGTTTTCCCTAATAGTAAAACAGGTGGTGGTCAATATGACAACTTATGTGATGCTGAAGGTAAAATCTACTTAGAAGTTGACTTACAAGTACCAGTATGTATTACTTGTGGAGGTTCATTGGACGGTTACACAGGTTCAACATTCTCTTCATCTACCGCAAATGACAATGCTTTCGGAGCAACTTACAGAATCTACAAAAACTTAGAGTTTGAAGATAGAATTGGTGAGGTTTCTTTTGACCTTCAATCAGTAACTGTTTCTGTAACAGAAAGAAAATTAAGAGCTCAATGGTCTCCTGAAATGGCACAAGACGTTGCGGCTTTCCATAACATTGACGCTGAGGCTGAGTTAACTGCATTGTTATCTGAGCAAGTTGCTGCTGAAATCGACCGTGAAATCTTAAGAGATTTACGTAAAGGTGCAGCTTGGAACTTGAGATGGGATTACAATGGTTGGAAACGTCTTGGTTCAAGTGCAGTTCCTTACACTCAAAAAGATTGGAACCAAACTTTAATCACAGCTATCAACCAAATTTCAGCTCAAATCCACAAATCAACATTGAGAGGTGGAGCTAACTGGATTGTTGTTTCTTCTGAAATCAGTGCAATTTTTGATGATTTGGAATATTTCCACGTATCAAACGCGGCTCCTGAACAAGACCAATACAACATGGGTATTGAAAGAGTTGGAACATTAGCTGGTCGTTACCAAGTATATAGAGACCCTTACTTCCCACCTAACCAAGTGTTAATGGGACACAAAGGAACATCTTTATTGGATACAGGGTACATTTACGCACCATACGTTCCATTACAATTAACTCCAACTATGTACAATCCGTTTAACTTTACTCCGATAAAGGGTATTATGACGAGATACGCAAAAAAGATGGTCAACAACCGTTTTTATGGACGTATTACTGTTGATGGTGTTCGTACATTTGATTTAAGAGAATTGAGATAATCAATATCTTATATTAGATACCAAAGAAAAAGGAGACAAGAAATTGTCTCCTTTTTTTATGTTTAATATATAACACTTGATTTTTTGGTATAATCATTGTATATTTATGTTATATGAAAAAATTTATACCGACAGAAGAAGACTTAAATAGAATAATTAAAATGTATAATGAAGAACTTTTAGGTTCTCAGACAATATCAGAAAAAATAGGAATCAGTAAACCAACAATTTTAAGAATATTAAAAGAAAATGGTGTTATTATGGGACCTTCAGGAAGACGATTTATTGGTGGTAGAGAAGTGGCAACAAAGAAATATTTTTCCAAACCTGAAACAAAAGAACGTCTAAAGAAAAATCACAAAAAATGGGCAGAACAAAATAAAGAACATTTAAATAAATACATTAAAGAATACCGAGAAAATAATGTTGATAAAATTCGTCAAATAAAACGAGATTATGAAAGAAATCGTAAAGTCAATGACCCCCTCTATAAACTAGTTGCTAATTTCAGAACCGCAATATGGACTGTATTAAAAGAGAACCGGGTCGATAAGAATCAATCATATTTTGATGTGTTACAATACACTCCTGAGCAATTAATAGTTCATTTGGAAAAACAATTTACCGAAAGAATAACATGGGAAAATTATGGTGAATGGCATGTTGACCATAAACAACCTATCTCATCATTTAATATCCAAGAAATGGGTGACAGTGAATTTATGAAATGTTGGTCATTAGAAAACCTCCAACCAATGTGGGGAGAAGAAAATATTCGAAAATCAAATAAAATTTTTAATAATTAAAAAAATTATATTATCTTTGTATTCTAAATCGTAATCATCATGAAAAAACTATTTGTAATTATCTCATTATTGTTTGTAACCTCAGTATCGTATTCCCAAGTAATTTCATTTGAATTGGATACGATACAAGTATTTAAATGTCCTGCAAATTTAAGTCCTAATGAATCGATAGTATTAAATAAAATTGAATATTTTGATTTAAAAAAAATTAAAAGACATGTTTGGACAATTGACTTGAAAAAGAAAATATTTAAAGTTGGGAAAAAAATTATCACTATTGTTAGGTCCGAGTCTGACTTAAAAGAAAAATGGGTGTATATTGAGTTTTTAGGTCCTAAGGGAGAACTTTATAAATTGGCTATTGCGACTGAAAAAGGAACTGATAAAGACATTATTATTGTATTAACTTTGGATAAAGACCTTATAAAACAAAAAGGTTATTTTGGGTATCCAATAGGTTTAAAAGGAATTATTTAACTAATCCAATTG